AATTGGCGATACTTTTTTGGTAAATCGTAATGAGATCGTGAATCTGTTCTTAACTCTGATTTTCCGATGTATTTAAACTCACAAGCTGCTCTTATAAAATGTGGGAATTGTAATCCATCATCTATTTCCCAAGTACTAGTATCTTCTACAGTAATTGTTAATCCTGTTAATATACCAGGAGCTTCGTTAAACATATCACCCATAGTTAGAGTTATGAATGGAGTTTTCATAAAATTTTGCTGTGTATATGAGGGATAACATAATCCTACCAGATATTCCATCTTTTCAACCAATAGTGGTAATTCTTGTTTTGTTTTTGGGTAAATACTAAAATTAAAACTTATATTTCTATCAGCACCTTGATATACATAAACTTTATCAGGCCTTCCAATATATCTTTCCTCTCCGTATTCAGGAGTTATGGAGTCCGATATTCCATCAAGAATAGCTCTAAAAACAATGTATCTTTCATTAATCATATCTCTAAATCTAAACTTTATAAAATCTTTATTATCAGCAATTCTTTCATCACCTTTGCCAACAATTGGCATAATATTTATTTTATCTACATTTGGTGATTTTTTATCTCCTTTGATAACACCAATATCGTCAGGGCCTATCTTTGGTTTTTCACTAAGTATTCCCTGTTGTCCTATATTATCATTTATTGCTTTATTCTCATGTCTTTTCATCATTAAATCTGCTTCGTAATCTGCATAAGATTGATCAGCTCTTCTGTTGTATTCACCTGCGCTTGAAAGTCCTTGACCATAAGCCATTTCTGAATCGGCTTTTAACATTCCATAAGATAAAGTAGAGTGTCGTTTTATTAAATCACCTTCAGTATTTTTAGAAGTTTTTTTATTAAAAGTTCCACCTGGTTTAAATTGAGCTAATAAAGTATCAACAGCTACCTGTGCGGTAGGGATTCCAAATGAAACATAACCCAAATGAGTTGATATAGGAGCAGCTGATTGAAATGGTGCATATTTATTAGGATTAGATAACCCTATTGATATTGTAGCAGCTGCTTGGTCTACTATACCGTTGAAAGCACCTATTGCTAAATTTGCAAGAGATGCAAGAAAACCACCACCTCTTATTTTTGAAACTGGAGGAATATCTACGGTAAAGGCTGCTGCTTGATAAGCTAATCTACTTCCACCTGTTAATTGTAAACCAGGCTCAGGATTTAATCCTGTTAAATCTAAAACATTTTCATACCTACTAGCTAATCCACCAACATGTCTTTCAGGATGATATATAGGTAAAACAGTTTTATCTAAACCACCAGCAACACCAAGAATAGAATCTGGATTAAATTTTTTGGTTTCTATTGTTGGATTCATTTTTTGAAGTGAGTGCTGTTTTGTAATAAAACTTGCACCCTGTGGAGTTAACGACCATCTAAGTATTCTTGCGTAATCAGCAATATTTCTAGAAGCCATATCAGCAAGACTAACTCCTTCTGTAGCTAACATTCGACCAAATTTTAGTTCTACTTGAGGAATTTTTAAATTAGCTATTTGTAAATCTGTGTATGCATTTTTCCAATTAGAACCAAATGGCCTTAAAATAATAGGATGGGTTAAACCAACAGGATCAGCAGCTTTTCTAAAACTACCACCTTCTCCTAAAGAACGATTGAAGAAAAGATTATCCGAACTAATTCCAGGAAGATTTGTAAACTCTGAACTTTCATATCTATGAAATAAATCAATAGTATCTGTAAATTTAGAACTACCCAATCCCAAAGTAGATGAAAAAGTAGGTTTGAATGTATCATTTTCAGGACCTAATGTTGTAAACCTAAAACTTTCTCTTGGTAAATCAAATGTAGTTTTTAAACCTGAAAATCCTTCAGGATTTATATTAATATTATTTTGTCTATCAGCATTTGGAAAAGAAAACTGAGAACTCTGTTGTCCAGGTAAAAGATTAGCATACTTACTAACATTTCCACCAACTGGTCCTAAATTACCATCTTTAACCTTATTATATAGAGATTCTAAATCTGTTTTAGGTGTAAAACCAGGAGCATCAGTATTTGGGAAAAAATCTACCCCATTTTCTATCTGACTATCTAACTTATCATATTGAGACCTTCCATTGAAGTTTGATAAATCTGATACTAAATCCTTTAAAGCCACTTGTTATCTCCTATACAGCTTTTGATAAAGCTATATCACCAACTCTATTGGTTAACCTATTCATTAAAAATTCGTTTTGTTCTATTAATTCTCTTAGTAACTTATTAGTTTGTCCACTACCCATTCCCATTTCATTTCTAGTGCCTGAGAATACCTCACCTTTGTGAACTACAGCCATACCAGTTTCTTTTACAACACCACCTTTTTCTAACTTTGGAGCGCTGTTTATCAAAGCGTATAATCCAGCAACACCGGCTGCTGCAAGTCCAATACCAACAGGACCAAGCGGACCATGACCAGCAAATATCGAAGCTACTGCTCCAGCTATCTGAGCAGTTGCTGTAGCCTTCTGAATATCTATCATTTTTCTTTGTTGAGCTTCTTTTTCTTTAGCTAACTCAGCACTTGTTTTTTCACCAGCTACCATTTTACCCAAATCAGCTACACTAACACCGATAGCTTGTGCTAAAGCTTTTCTCTGAACTACATTCATAGCTTCAAATTCTGCTTGACTACCAACCTGATTTTTAATCTGTTCGGCTAATCCAGCTAAATCACCTGAAAGAGCTAACTCTCTAGCTTTATCTAAATTAAGTTGTCTGCCCAATAATACTGAGGCTTCCATTTCTGCGCCAATAGAGCTTTCAAAATCTAATAAACTTTCAGCTATACCGGCAACTGTTCCTAAATTTAATCCTAACTTTCTAGCTTCTATAGCGGCTATGGCTATATTCTTTCCACCATCTTTTGCAAACTGAGCAAATGTTTCTGTACTCTCAGCTATATCGTTTAATACTTGTGCTGGTGCAACTCCTTCTGCTCTAGCAAGTTCACCAACAGAACTAATTAGATTGATATTTGATTCTATAGAAGCACCACTAATAGCTTCCATAGATTTAAGTAATTTTGCAGCGTTAGCACCACTTATACCAAATTGTCCTGTCATTAAACCTATGTTTGCAGCAACTTCAGCGGATACTACTGATACAGAACCAAACTCTTCCACTAAACCACTTATTGCGGCTTCAGCCTCTTGTGAACTACCACCAACAGCTTTTGCGGCTACTCCAGCTACTGTCATATTACCAGCTAACCTAGCTGATTCTACCGCTGATGTTCCTAATGATTGTCTTACTTCAAGAATCTTACCAACAAATGAAGTTAGAACTGCCAATAATGCACCGAATGAAAATGTTTTTCCTAAATCCACCATACCAAGCGTATCTTTTATCTGGTCTATCATATCAGCAAATTTTCTTTCTTTTCCCAAACCATCCATTATTTCTGGAAATTCTTGTAACTTTTCACCAAGTTCCATAGCGTAATCATTCATTAACCCAAAATCTTCAGTAGCTATCGTATTAAGAACTTCAGACATATCTTTGTTTCCACTATTTATATCATTTAAAAGATCTCCAAATTTCTTTGCTTTTTTTATTTCTTCTGAACTACCTTTAGCTTTTATTTTTTCTAAAGATTTTAGCTGATTTTCAAGACCTAGTTCTTTATTCATCGCGTTAAGACCAGATTCTTTTAAGTTTCCAATTTGTTTTTCTAAACTTTGTCTCTCTGAACTTAGTCGTAAACTTTCTCTTCTTAAATTATTTGCTTGTGCCTCCACATCCTTTCTTTTAATCGCACTGTTATAACCTTTATTTTCTAAAGCATCTATATCTTTGAGATTTTGCTTTTTCTTTTCGAGTTCAGCGTTAATTTCTTTTTGAGTTCTTAATTCTTTTTCACTAGCCATTATTTTCTCTTATCTAATAAATTTACAACTTTTTGAGCTTCTTTATCTAAATCTTTAAGAGCTTTTTCTAAGGCTGGATTATCTCTCAAAGTTTTTTTAGCAAATTTATTGAGTCGTTTTTGTTTCCATTTTTCAAAAAATTTGAATAACATACTATCTTTGCTTGCCATTTTAGTTCTCCATAAGATTGTTTTGTGTGGAATTATTCAATAATAAATATCACATTTATCATTTTTTGAACGAAGGACGTGAGGTTTTGTTTTTTTGCTGAGCCTTCTTAATCTGATCAGATTCTTCTTTAAAATGTTTCTGTAATCGTTTAAAGTAAAATGTACGAAGATATATAGGCATGTTGTATACCTCTGTAAAAGAGAACATACCTTGTGAGTTGAAACTTATTTGAAAGAGTTGTTCGTGTAACTGAGTCTTATACTCCAACGGAAGGCCAAAGAAACGTAACGGTCATAGGGACCGTGAACTCCTTTTCGTTTCCATCTTCATCTGTATATGTTGATGTCATATCTACATCAGGCATAATGTCATTTACATGTGTTCTGAAAGCAATTGAATCTCTTGATAAAAACTCATTATCTACAAAACTGTTAATACTGGCTCTTTTGGTATCACCATCTACTGATATAATTTGGTGTTTTAACCTAGTGGTAAGTTCATAACCAATACCATCACCAACCTTTTCATAACCTTTTACTTCTTTATCGATTTCTTTCTCATCGCCTGATGTAAGTAGTTTGAATGTTAGTTTTCTTTTAGTGGCTGGTAATTCAAACTCAAATTCATTGACTCCATCTGACACTATATTTTTATCTAATAGATTATCTTTTAATTGAGTTAAATCAACCACCATTTTTTGTCCTAAAACTTCTACTTCGTAATCTTTACCATAAGCAAGAATACGAGCAGCTATAAGAACAGCATTCTTATCACCAATTAGTAAATCATCTACTTTAATTGATTTATCTACTACTAAAGATTCTAATAACTTTTCAACAACTATACCTTTCTTTATTAGGTTAGCTGATGTGAGGATATCCTCTTCTCTTGCCGTCATATATTTAATTTCTATTGTACCACTAGATAGGGGACTATCTTTTGGATATAATAATCCTTGTGACGGCAAATCCACTACTTCCGTAGGGAACTTGACTTCTGCCATAATTGACTCCTATAATTTAACTTAGAATTATAACTATTTTTTACCGAATTTTTCGGCAGCTGTAACACCCAATCCAACGACTGAAATGTACATAAAGCATTCTAATATCTTATCTTTAACTTCGAATGCAGAAAAGGTATCAGCACCCCAACTACAAATTAACATAAAGAATGCCATAAAACCGACAAATCTTTTACTAGAGATTTTAGCATCACTAGAAAGCATTTCTCTGAAAAAACTCATATTATCCTCTTAGAATTGTAAGATAGCGTAATCGTATCTTAATGTTAGTATAATCTCATTAGGTTCATTGGTTTCAAAATTCATATCACCAAAGTTAGCAGATTGAATCATAGCACCTTTTAATGTCCATTCTTCAACCTTATCACCTACAGGACCTAATACATTGAAAGTAACATCTTTCTTATAGAAGTCTGAATATCCATCTCTACCAGTAACAGATTCTTTGTGTAATCTAACCCATTCCATAACTGCCTGTGCACCTGATGGTACAATAGGATCGTAAAGAGTTATTTCCAATGGCTCCCATGAACCCTTTCCCTTTACATATCTTTTAACATTGATATGATTCAATTCGATTTCTTCGAATGTAATTGTTGGTCGAGCAGCAGCTCTAATAAGGTATGCAGGGATTCCTTCTATATACATAATAAACCGATTTTTAACTTTCGGTTCAAAAGGTGTAAACATAATTTCTGAAGGATCGATTAAATCTGCCATTTCAGTTCTCCTAATAAGTGTTTAATTCTTTCATATATAAATATAAACAAACTGAAAAATCGATACAGAATATTGGTCAAATATTTCATAGTTTTTTCATAGTTTTTTAGATAATAAAAAAGGGGAACATAATGCTCCCCTTTCTCATTGTTTTACACCCCCTTTTTATTCAGGAAATGCAGCACCCGTTGGAAGTACTGTAAAGTCCAATACAATGAACTCAGCAGTCCTCGTAGGTTGTATGAATATCTGTCCAACTAACTGATTTCTGTCTATGACATCAGGAGTATTGTTGGAATCATCCATTACAACTTTAAAAGCACTCAAACCACTATTGGCTTGAACTGATTCTAAGAACGGATTAACTATATTTAAGAATCTACTTCTTGTAGATGAATCATTTTGTTCAAATACTAAGAATCTGCTTGAAGAAGCAATAAATTTCTTCAATCTGATTAATAATCTTCTTACATTGATTCTATCAAGTGCAGATGGTTTAGATTGTAGTGTTTTTTGTCCAAAAACTACAACACCTTGACCTGGAAAAGAAGCAATTGGATTAACTCTACCCTCATAAAGAGTATCTCTATCAGTATGAGTAAGTTTCTTCTTAGTCATTCTAACATTATCTAATCCACCTCTGTTTAATCCAGCAGGAGCAAACCATTCGTGAGCTACACTATCTGTAAATGATATTACACCAGCAACTACTACTGATGGTGGTACAAATATTTGTCCATTACCAGCAGGATTGTCCATCTTAACCCAAGGATAATATGTAGCAACATAGTTAGTATCTAATGTAGCAACATTATCTACTGCAGTAGCAACATTATCATCTATATCATTACCATCTAATACAAAAAAAGTATCTGCTCTATCTTCAACTTTATCGATTGCATGATTACTAACAACAGAATGATGTTTGTGAATAATGCCTGGAGTTACCAACATATTGATATCATACTCATCAGGATTACTAACAGCGTTTATAGCTCTTTTGTAAGCGATTGAACCACTAGCAGTAGCCGTACTACAATCAAATCCACTTGTGTTAGTTTCTGATATTGAAGTACCAGTTTTCTTCGCTTTTCCAGGATTTATACCATCAAATCCAAACTGAAATGGTACAGAAAACTTTAACTGTTCTACAGATGAAGATATGTTCAATGTCTGTGAAGCTATAGCAAAATTAGTATATTTACTAAATTCAGAATCCGATGTTGTACCATATCCAAACATATTTTCTAAACTAAAAGCAACATTGTTTCCAGTAGCTACTGGATAAGGAACTGGTGCTAAATATTCTAAATTTGTAGCAATTTCATGATCTTTAAAATCAGAATCAATTTTGAATCCATATGGTAACTCTGATTTGTAAGGTGAAGAAGCAGTACTACCACCATCCAATGTTTGTCTTTCGTTAAATGAAGCACTTGGAACATTAGTTGCAGAACCAGCTACAATTGGATTGTTTACAGCGGCAAATCCCATAGGTTGCATAGATTTATTACTTCTAAACACATCTTCTTTGTAATCACCAACACGAATACGAGGTGATAAATTAGGATAATCACCATAAGTAGTAATCTCACCATCATTATTTACAGTTGAGAATTGGTCTCCAATAACTTTAACTATATAATTAGATGAATCTGGATCCATATTAAGACCAGAATAGCTTTCTATAGAACTTGGATTACCAACTTCATATAAAAATAAGCTAAATTGAGCGTAATCTGGACTAGAGTTAGAATTTTGTGGTCTCTTAACATCTCTAATCACTACATAATGATTGTTTGTAGCATTACCATCAGCTCTTGTATAAATTCTAAATAGATTTGTTACAGGAGTTTGTGATTGTATAAAAGGTGTTCTTGCAGCAGCGGCGTCTTTATTACCTGTATTAGATACAATGTAATTTCCATCTGAAGTATCTACTGTTTCTGTACCTTCATTAAAAGATTGTGATACAACTTCTAAACTCAAAGAATCATCACTTGATATGATTCCAGAAGCAAAAGAAGCACTAATATTAGTTCTAAAAGATTTGTAAATATATCCAGCAGCAGCGGTTGAACCTATTAACCTAGCAGAAGCATCTGATGGTAAAGCTTTATGAAGAAAAGAAGCATCAGCAGCAGATAAATTACCAGCCGCACTACCTTTTTCAACTAAAGTTACACCTGTTACTGTGTTTGTCGTATCACCAACTATACTTAGTGAAAAAGAACCAAACTCAACACTTCCACCAAGTGAACCACTTACTCCTGTTGCACCTTCGTTATTTTCAACTCCAGGCATAATTGTTGCAACAACACGTTTACCACCTTCTCCCCAATATGTTGATGAACCACTTGCTAAAATATTGAATCCTGCGACTTTATATCCACCAAGATATCCAACTCTAACTATTGTTACTGTTCCAGCGGAACGTAAATACTCATTTACAGCATAAGGTGTATAGTAATTAATATCGTAAGAACCAAAAGTTCTTTCAAACTCTTCAAAATTTCTGATTACAGTAGGTACAAAAGAAGGACCCTTTTGAGTTGGTCCTATAATTGCTGCGCCTATTTCTGAAATTCCTTGAGGTAAAAAAGATAAATCTTTCTCACGAGTAAATACACCTGGACTGACTATTCTCTCTGCCATGCGTTTTCTCCTTTAAAGGTTTTAAAATTAATATGAAAATTCTTATATATAAATATAAGCAAAATTTTCAAAATACAACCGATTAAGGATTTATTTAAGATTCTTCTACTTCTTCAGCAGCTTCTTCTTGAGGAACTGGTGTAAATACGCCTGTTTGTGGGTCTAATTGACCTGGTCCGTACTTTTCATTCAATTGTTGAACCAACTCACGCTCTTTATCTTGAATATCTTTATAATCCGCATCCATTTTCACTTCAGCCTCTTCTAAAGCATCAGC